CGCCCCCTTGATGAATATCTGCTGGAGCAGGCCCGCATTGCCACCGCCATCCTTGGCTACACCGCCGATTACCGCCGCCAGACGCAGCCCCGCCGCCGGGTGGTTTACACCTGTGTAAACACGATCAAGGCCGTGCTGGGGCTATATCACTGTGCGCAGGTGCAAACTCCTTACGGATTGTATAAACTGATGCTGAGATACCCGGCCACCACCGTGGTCAAACCGTTCGTTCCATTCGTTCAGACATAGGGGCATGATATGGCAAAGAAGCTTTTGGGAGCATTTGGTGGCGGTCAGCCGAAGGTAGACACCAGCGGTCAGGACAGGTTGCTGGCAGAGCAGGAGGCACGCATCAAAAAGCAGGAAGCCGATGCCGCCGCCCTTGAGGAAGAACGCAAGAAGAAGGAAGCGGGGGCCGCCGCCGCGAAGCGTGGACGGTCTGGCGGTGGTTCGCTGCTGTCCGGGTTGGAAACCGGGGTCTCGCCTGTATCCGAAGGCAAACGCACGACACTGGGGTAGGACATGGCCCAGCTTGAAATCGAACGCCTGATTGACCGCTGTAAAAAGGGCATCACTGACCGGGACATGAACCGGCAGACGTTCGAGGATTGCTACGAGTTTATGCAGCCCTACCGCAATACGTTCTCGCAGCAGGCGCAGGGCGAGGGCAACAAGACGTTCAACAAGCCCTCCCGCCAGTACGACAGCACGGCCATGATCTCGGCCAATAATTTCGTAAACACCATGCAGGCGAACTTTACGCCTGTGTTTACTCGCTGGGCTGAATTGAAGGCTGGCCCCGGCATCCCCGAAAAGGAACGCCCGAAGCTGAACAAGGAACTGTCCAAGCTGACGGAACTGATCTTCGCCTATCTGAACGCGTCCAATTTCGCCACCGCATCGGCGGAAATGTACTTCGACTGGGGTATTGGCACCGGCGCCCTGTGGCTGTTTGAAGGCGATGAGCAGCAGCCCTTGAACTTCGTGGCCACGCCCATGAGCCAGATGGGGCTTGTCGAGGGGCGGTTCGGCACGGTTGACACCCGCGTCCGTCAACACCGCATGAAGTCCCGCTTGATCAAGCCGAACTGGCCCAATGACAAGATCGTGCTGTCATCCGAACTGGAAAGCTGCATCAAGGACAAGCCGGACGAGGAAATCGAACTGCTTGAGGTGTGCTACTACGATTATGAAATGCTGGTCTGGCATTACGAGGTTATCCACGAGCAGAGCAAACACCGCCTGCTGCACCGCGAGTATGCCGAGGAAATCTGCTTTACCCCGCGCTGGATGAAGATACCGGGCTACGCCTGGGGGGTTGGTCCGTTCGTGCTGGCCCTGCTGGACGTAAAGACCCTGAGCAAGGTGCGCGAGTACATGCTGCGGTCTGCGGCCCTGAACATCTTCGGGGTGTACACCGTGGCCAATGGCGGGGCGTTCAACCCGAACACCACCGTCCTTAACCCCGGCACGTTTATTCCGGTGGAGCGCAATGGCGGGCCGAACGGGCCGAGCATTGCCGCCCTGCCGCGCAACGGTTCGTTCGACCTGCAGGAATTTATGGTGCGCGACCTGCAGGACCAGATCCGCAAGGTGATGCTGGACAACCGCCTGCCGGCAGACACGCCCCAGCCCAAGACCGCATTCGAGATTTCGCAGCGGATCAAGGAGTTTCAGGTGAACATCGGCAGCGCGTATGGCCGCGCCATGTTCGAGTTTGTCCAGCCGTTGTTCAAGCGGATTATCGCCATTCTGGTCAAGAAGGGCCTGATCCAGTTGCCGGAGGGCTTTGAGATCGACAACTTCCTGATACAGGTGCAGGTGGTCAGTCCGATTGCCCAGCAGCAGGCCATGGAGGACGTGCAGAAACTGACCAACGCCATGGCCATCGTGGGCGGTATCTCGCCGGAACTGGTCATGACAGCATGGGAGATCGAGAAGCTGCCCGCCTACCTGACGGAGCGCACGGGCAGCCCGGCATCGCTCCTGCGGGATGAAACAGAAGCTGAAGCGATGAGAAATAAGATTATGGAACTGGCCGCGCAGATGATGGCCGCACAGCAGCAGGGAGCCGCCGCATGAGTGATGCATTGGACGATCCGCTGGGATATAACAAGCAGGACGACGCCGCGCGCGCACACTTTGCCGCGCAGGCCAAGGCGCAGTTTGACAGCATTATGGCTACGGCTGCGATCTATAACACGCCCGCCGGTAAGCTGGAACTGGCCCGGCTGCGGTCTGCGACCATCGAGGCGGCGGCATGGATGCCCAGTATCGCGCTGCAACATGGAATGGACGCAGCCACGGCCCACGCCTTTGCCCGTGAGGGGCAAAACGCGCTGGTGCGGGATATTGAGAACCGGATCGAACTGGCCAAGAAGGTCAAGACGCCGGAGGATTTACAGGAACTGCTCAAGGGAGGGCAATAGATGGCTACGGAATATCGGGACGCACAGACACTGGATTGGTCGTCTGACAATGGCACGGTGCGCGGCACCAAGGTGATCTCGTGGGCCGGTCTGGACGGTGACGACAAGGGCGAATGGGCCGAGGTCGGGGATTACTCTGACCGCACCGTGCAGGGTGTAGGCACTTTTGACAGTGCATCGCTGGCATGGGAGGGCAGCAATGACCCCCGTTGCATTACGGACCCCACAAACGCGTCCGCATTCCCGCTTGTGAACGCATCCGGCGGGGCGGCGATTGCCCTGACCGCGGCGACGCAGGGAAATCAAGTCCTTCAAAACCCGCGCTTTGTGCGGCCCAGCAATTCCGGCGGCGGCGGTTCGACCAGCCTGACCGCGTACATGTTCTGCAAAAAGGGGTAATGCCATGACCGATCAATTCAACATCACCGACGCCCGCAACACCATAGAACGGCTGGTTACGGAACGGCAGGCCCTCGATGGCGCGGCCAACCTGATCCTGACGCTGGAGAAGGCGGGTGCGGCCCTGACGCAGAAGAACGCCGAGATCGAATATGCGGCGGTCAAGCTGGACGAACTGAATGCCGCACTGGCCGTGGTGGAGAAGTCCATCGAGGACAAGAAGGCACAGGCCAAGCAGATCGACGCCCTGGCAAAGGCCGACGCCGAGGTTATCCGCGCGGAAGCCCGCAAGGATGCCGCCGAGATGCACGCGCAGGCCAAGGCACTCGCCGATGCTGCCGAAACCGCCCGCGAAGCCGTGGTGGTGTATGGCAAGCAGGTAGACGCGGCCAAGGCGGAACTGGAGCAATTGCAGGAAAGCATCCGCGCGGCCAAGGCTAAGGCGGCGGCTGATCTGGGGCTGTAATGACGCAGGTTGCCAACTATGTACTGGAAATAAGCACCAGCACCGGGACTGGCAACCTGACGCTTGAGACAGGCGAGAACCTATATCCCAACTTCACCGCGATCTATGCGGCTGGCTTTTCGGCTACGTTCGGCACGGGAAGTACCAACAAATTCTATTATGGCATAAACCACACCACAGAACATGAACGTGAGTGGGGCATAGGGTATATGTCTGATGCCACAACCCTTGTGCGGGAAACCGTACTGGGCAGTAGCAATTCTGGCGCGGCTGTAGACTTCTCAGCCGGGACTAAGATCGTGACGAATGACGTACCTGCCGAAAGGCAGATTACCAGAGGACAAGCCTACGCCCTTCAAGGAGGAGTAACCTAATGGCAGCGAATACAGCCCCGATTTATGCGAAAACGCCGAATATTGGATACGGCACCGTCGCCACAGCCAACACCGCGAAGGACGGCACGGGCACCGTTGTCACGGTGTTCACAGCGGGCGCTGAGGGCGCATTCCTCGAAAAGATCGTTTTCCGGGCGGCTGGCACCAACGTCGCGAGCGTGGCGCGCGTATTCCTGAACAACGGCAGCACGAACGCGACGGCGGGCAATAACACGCTTTTTGCTGAAATATCCCTGCCAGCCACCACGCTCAACGAGGCCGGGGAACAGCCCGCCATCGTTCTCAACATGGACATGCGCCTGCCCGCGGGATGGAAAGTAAACATCACCATCGGCACAACTGTGGCCGCCGGGCACCATGTGACCGCATGCGGAGGTGATTACTGATGCTTGATCAATTCGGTTTTCCGCGCAGTATCAGGGGCGACGTTCAGATTTTCTATGGCGGACAGGCGACGGACAACATTGCCCGCCATTGGAAAAAGCCCAAAAACTGCACAATGCTTTACATGTTCACCTTGGGCGGCGGCGGCGGAGGCGGTGGTGGTTTTAGTGCGGCTGCGGGCAACACACGCGGCGGCGGCGGAGGCGGTGGATCGGGCGGCATCGCCCGATTATTCATTCCGGCACTTTTTGTCCCTGATAGCCTTTTTATCAAGGTCGGCAACGGCGGCGCAGGCAGCACTGGATCGGGCGTTCCGGGCACGGCGGGCACACGTTCGTATATCTTCACGCGTCGCGGCTCAAGCGTAACGGCTGAAAATGTGATGCTCGTTTCCTCAAACGGCACGGCAAACGGCGGCGGCGCAGGTACGGGTGCGGCCGCTGGTTCCGCAGGTGCCTCGGTATCGGCAACCAGCATTACACAGGCGCGCGGCACATGCTTCGGCATATTCCTGTCGCAGGCGGGCGTGGCGGGCGCGGCTGGTGGCGTTCATACGGGCGCAAACGGCGCGGATAAAAACCCCCTATTGAGTGCTTATGTGGGCGGCGGCTGCGGAGGTGGCGGCGTTGGTACGGCCAACACCAACACAGCGGGCGGCAGCGGCACGGGGCAGGTGGACAGCCACCCGTTTATTCAGGGCGGTTTTGTGGGCACTCGCGACCCGCAGGCCGGGCTTACGCTCTGGCCGCCGCATTATCCTTTCTGCGCATCTGGCGGCACGGGCGGCGGGAGTAACGGCACAGGAACAGGTCAGCGCGGCGCTGACGGCGGCATCGGCTGCGGTGGCGGTGGCGGCGGCGGCGGCGTAACAGGTGGCGGCGGGGGGCGCGGTGGTGACGGGATTGTCATTATCGCGGCATGGTAAAACATGATCTTCGGCTCATCCATCATGCAGGCATACATCTTCGCCCCCAGCTTCACGCTGTTGTTCGGGCGGGCCACAACGGCGACCACGGATGAGGTGTACTATATCCCGACATTCCGGCCCCGGCGCGGGCGGTGATACGAACACAAACGCGCGTGATTTATCCGCACGGTGTGGTAATCTTGCAGTACATTCAACACACACAAGGAGGACAACGTGCAGAAATTCCTTAATGGAGCCGCGTATTTGGTGATGAACGAAGCCGGGGCGGACGGTGGCGACGCCGGGGCTGGCGCAGGTGGTGACGCCGGAGCCGCAGACAAGGGCGCACAGGGCGGCGATCAGGGCGATAAAGGTGCCGCCGCGGCAGGTGCAGACGCCGGGGACTCCCTCCTGGCCGGCCTCGATGATGATGCTGCCGACGGGGATGCGATCGACTTCACCAAGGGCAAGCCGGAATGGATGAGCGATGAAGCGTGGGATGCCGAGAAGAAGGCCCCGAAGGCTGATATTCTGGCAAAGGAACTGAAGGCCGCGCAGGACCGGGCCAAGGGGCTGCGGGATAAGCTGGCAAAGGGGGAGAACAAGGCCCCGAAGGACGTGAAAGAATACGCCTTCACCCCGTCCGAAAAGGGCAAGGCGGCGTTTACCGATGGCGATCCGTCCAAGGACCCGGTGGTTCAGGCGGTGGCACCCATCGCCCTCAAGCACGGCCTGTCCAAGGAGCAGTATTCCGGCTTCATGGCCGATGTGGCCGAGGTGCTGGCAGACATGGCCGAGAAGAACGGTGCGCAGGTCACGGAACTGACGCCGGAGCAGAAAGCCGAGATCCGCGCCAACGAGATGAAGAAGATCGGGGCGAACGGCGTGCAGGTCACCAAGGCCGTGGGTGCCTTTATCAACACCATCCGCGCCAATGGCGGTTTGTCAGAAAACGGGCTGAAGGCGGTGCAGACATGGATACAGACCGCCGAGGACGTCCGGGCCATGAACGAACTGCGGGCCTACTTTGGCGGCGGTCATGAAATCCCGAGCGATGGCGGAACCGATGGCCTGCCGAGCGATGAGGAAATCGCGGGCATGATCACCAACGTCAAGACCGAAGCCGACCAGCAGAAGGTGGATGAGTTGCTGAACCGCCGCCGCGCCGCGGGCCGCCCGGACAAGCTGAACATCCGCATGTAACGATACGCACATACGCACAAGAAACCCGCTTCTTTACAAGGCGGGTTTTTTTGTGTCATCATGGAACCTGCAAACGACCCGCGCACCGGCGGCCCTCCCTGCACCATGCAGGCCCGCATTGGAAACGGCCTTCTCGTTTTAAACGTGAAAGTTCAACCCCAATGTAGGAGAGTGTCATGACGACCTCAGCATCCGTAAACTTTATTACCAGCTTCGACACCATGGTGAAGAAGCAATTCCAGAAGGGCTCCGTCCTTCGCGGTTCCGTCCGCACCAAAACCGGTGTGAACGGCTCCAGCCACGTTTTCCCGAAAATCCGCAAGGGTCTGGCCACGCCGCGCATTCCGCAGGCTGACGTCACCCCGATGAACGTCGTCCACCAGAAAGCCACCGCGACCCTGACCGACTGGAACGCGGCTGACTACTCGGACGTGTACGACCTCGCCGCCCTGTCGTTTGATGAGCGTCAGGAACTGGTTGACACCGCCCTGATGGCCATTGGCCGCCGTCTGGACCAGATGATCATCGATGCCATGGCCGCCAGTGCGAACAGCACGCAGGTCAGCCAGGATGTCGGTGGCACGAACACCGGCCTGAACCTCGCCAAGTTCCTGCGGGCTAAACGCCTGATGGACGATGCGGGCGTTCCTGCTGCTGACCGTACGCTGGTCTGCTCGGCGCGCGCGATTGAACAAGCCCTTGGCGAAACCGAAATCGCCAGCGGTGACTTCAACGTCCTGCGCCCGCTGCTGGAAGGCACCCTTGACCGTTACGCCGGCTTCAAGATCATCATGGTCGAAGCCCGCGACGAGGGCGGCATCCCGGTGGCGACCAACATCCGCAACAACTTCGCGTTCCACAAGGACGCGGTGGGCCTTGCGATTGGCATCGACGTGAAATCGGATGTGAACTGGATCCCTGAAAAGACCAGCACCCTGATCAACGTCATGTTCAAGGCGGGCGCGGTCACCATCGACACCGACGGCGTCTTTGACGTCCTGACCTACGAAAGCTAATAGGTTGGGCGGGGATTACTCCCCGCCCTTCTCGACGTCAAAACAACAACTTACAGGAGGCCATTATGGCTTTTGCGCTTGAAAACTTCTCTCCCATCGGTGGCCAGTCCCGTCGCGGCAAGGCCCCGCAGCATTTCAGCTATGCCACGCTTGACGCGGCGGCTGATGTTGATACGGCAAACTACTTCCGCGGCTCGGCTGCTTACGGCGGCGCCTATCATCACCTCGAAGTCGGTGATGTCATCCACCGTGTAACGTGGTCCACGGCCATCGGCACCGGCGGCACGATCTCCAGCTACGGCACGCACATCGTTTTG